CAGACACGCTGAGAACATTGCCAAGGGCAAGATGAGCGCAGCGTACTGGGCCAACAAGGTCAAGTGGTAAGCCATGCAAATCCCAATTCTCAACGGAATCTACGCTGACAACACGCCAGAGCTACGCACCAGCTATCCGGTGAATATGGTTCCAGTGCCTAAACAGTCAGGCATCAGCAACGGATTTTTGCGTCCCGGTGATGGCATTGTGGCCAATGGAACAGGACCGAGCGTTGATCGTGGTGGCATCAACTGGAATGGCGTCTGTTACAGAGTTATGGGCACTAAGTTAGTGTCTGTTGCCAGCAATGGGTATGTGAGCGTTTTAGGTGATGTTGGTGGCCCGATCAACTCATTGGTGACGTTTGACTACAGCTTTGACCGCTTGGCTGTTGCCAGTGGTGGTCGGCTTTATTATTGGAATGGTGAGCTAAAGCAGGTGACAGACCCAGACTTAGGCGTGGTTCTTGACTTCTGCTGGGTTGATGGATATTTCATGACTACAGATGGTCAATATCTAATCGTCACTGAACTTTCAGACCCTTTGCTAGTTAATCCCTTAAAGTATGGCAGCTCAGAAGTTGATCCAGATCCAGTAATTGCACTGCTCAAGCTGCGCAACGAAGTCTATGCTCTGAACCGCAATACTATCGAGGTGTTTGATAACGTGGGTGGAGAGATTTTTCCATTCGCACGAATTGATGGCGCTCAAATTCAAAAAGGTGTGATTGGCACGCACGCATGTTGCATCTACATTGAACGCATTGCATTTTTGGGTGGTGGCCGCAATGAAGCGCCAGGCATCTACATTGGCGCATCTGCAACCACTCAAAAGATTAGCACACAGGAAATTGACAATCTTCTTTTGCAATACACAGAGGCGCAGCTGGCGCTAGTTCAACTCGAAGCCAGGAACGATAAAAACCATCAGCACCTTTATGTTCACTTGCCAGACAGAACAGTTGTTTATGATGCATCGGCATCTGAGGCACTAGGCGAGCCTGTCTGGTTTACCCTAACAACGACTATAGTTGGATTTCAACAATATCGCGCTCGAAATCTGGTCTGGTGCTATGACAAATGGTTGGTTGGCGATCCTCAGTCAAATGCCATTGGCTATTTGGTTCAAAGTACAGGACACCATTGGGGCCAACAAGTGCGCTGGGAATTTGGCACGCTGATTGTCTACAACGAGAGTAATGGTGCGATATTTAACGAGCTTGAACTGGTCAGTTTGACCGGCAGTGTGGCCATTAGCACAAATCCACAGATTAGCACCAGTTATTCGCTTGATGGCAAATCATGGAGTCAAGATCGCAGCATCAGCGTGGGAACTACAGGAAACACCGCCAAGCGCCTGGCATGGTTCCAACAGGGTCACATGCGCAACTGGCGCATCCAGCGCTTCCGTGGTGACAGTAATGCACATGTGTCATTCATTCGTCTTGAAGCTCAGATTGAGGCATTGGCATACTGATGGCAACTGCACCAACATCCCGCAAACTTAATCTGACGCGAGATCAGCTTTCTCAGTTTCTGACCGATCAGCAACAGATCAGACAGTTTGAGTTATTGTTTTCTGTCGTGGATGAGCTTCAAGTCATCACTGGTACTGACTTTGAGTATCAGTCAGACACAGCAGCAGCAACAGCAAACGAAGCACTTGCACAGCTCAGTGCACTGGCTCAAGACACCGCAGTCGATCAGGCTGTGCTAAATGCCAAAGTTCAACAGGCATTGGATGCTGTTGCTAATTTGGCTCGGACTCTTGAGTTGATTGCGACTGCACCGGTCATTGAGAACAACAACTCGGTTGTAACAGACTACATCGACTTCAACACCACCACACCATCGCCAGTCGCAAAGGTTGGAAGGTTGCATTGGAACGGTGGTTACACGCTGAATCTTGAGATGACAGCAAACGTCAACCAAGCAATTGGCGAGTCTCAGTACTACTACATCAAGGCATCGGCTGCCATTTCCAAAGGGCAGCTGGTGATGTTTGATGGCTCTGTTGGCGCTTCTGGCGTACTCAAAGGTAAGCCATCCACTGGCGTGACCAATGGCCAGCTCATCATGGGTGTGGCCGCAGAAGCCATTGCAAACAATGGATTTGGTCTGGTTTCCAGCTTTGGATTGGTAAGAGGATTTAACACCACCGGCGCACCTTATGGTGAGGTTTGGGCAGACGGCGACATCCTGTACTACAACCCATCATTTGCTGGTGGATTGACAAAAACACAGCCGACTGCTCCAACACCTCATATTGTTGTTGCTGCGGTTGTTAATGCTGCGACAGCAGGTTCTGGATCAGTTTTTGTCAGAGTTCAAGCCGAGCCATTAGTCAGTCAACTGTCTGATGTTTATGCGCCAACACTAGCTAATGGAGACTTGCTCCAATATGACGGAGTGCAGCAACGCTGGGAAAACGTCCCTGCATCAACATTGCCAGTTGGAACGGCCACCAATCTGGCAGGTGGAGCAGCAGGTTCTGTCCCGTACCAATCTGCCTCCAGCACAACTGCGATGCTGCCTATTGGCACAGCGTTGCAAGTGCTCAAGGTCAATGCAGGCGCAACAGCACCACAATGGGTTAGTGGTGCAGCCTTGACTGAAGTTGACGATACCAATGTCACACTGACATTGGGTGGATCTCCAAGCACAGCATTGCTTTCTGCTACTAGTTTGACATTGGGCTGGACTGGTCAATTGGCGGCAACGCGAGGTGGAACAGGGTTTGGGTCTTATGCTGTAGGCGACATTTTGTACGCCAACACCACAACAAGCCTGGCAAAACTGGCTGATGTGGCAACTGGTAACGCACTGATTTCTGGTGGTGTGGGTGTTGCCCCATCGTGGGGAAAGATTGGCCTTACAACCCATGTCAGTGGAACCTTACCTGCTGCCAACGGAGGAACTGGTATTACTAGCCTTGGCACAGGCATTGCCACATGGCTTGGAACACCATCAAGCGCAAACTTGGCCGCAGTTGTGATTGATGAAACTGGCTCTGGTGCTTTGGTTTTTGGCACAGCCCCAACCATTTCTGACTTGACTATCTCGGGAACTGGCGGAAACATTTTCAGTGGTTCATACACCCCTACATTGACCAACACCACAAACATTACAAGCAGCACAGCATCAACGCTTTACTACACACGCGTTGGTAACGTAGTCGCTGTTTTTGGGCGTGTCAACATAACCGCCACCGCAACAGGCAACACCTTAATTGGAATCAGTTTACCAATTGCATCAGCGTTGACAACAAACGGTCAAGTTGCTGGAATGGGATCACTTACAAGCGCAACTGTCGCAAACAATACATTTGGCCGAATAAATGCCGATGCAACCAACGACAGAGCGCAATTTCAATTGAACTCAACATTAACGACGGATCAAACCTATGCCATTAACTTTACTTATGTGGTGCTGTAATGGAAATAACATTTAATACTGGTGAAAACAAGTTGATCGTGACGTTTGAAGACGGCACAATCAAAGAGTACGTGTCTACGGATGCCGAACAATATCTTAACGACTACCCAGATCGCATGTCTGATCTGGTAGCAATGGGTTGGAAATAAAGGAGCAAAAATGACCGTATCCATCAAAGTCCTGATCCCTGCAAAACAGGCTGAGAACACGCAAACTACACAGTACACCGCCGTGAACTGCAAAGCCATAATTGACAAATTTACAATTACTAACACTACCACTGGAAATGTGACGATCAGCGTCAACCTAGTTACCAGTGGCGGTGTTGTTGGTACTGATAACCTAATTATGGATACACGCGCAATTGCTCCAGACGAAACATACACTTGCCCCGAGTTGGTTGGCCAGTCGCTGGAGCCAGGTGGTTATATTTCCACTATTGCCAGTTCAGGCACATCACTGACCATCCGAGCATCTGGCCGCGAAATCACTTAAAGGAGAACAGCATGGATAAATTTATGATGATGCCTAAGGGTTTCATGGGCTTGCCGGTTGAGGAAGAATTTATTACCGCAGCCGAGAACAAAAAGAACACCCAAGTGGTGATTGATGACTGGATGCTTGGCCCAGAGAACCCCAGCAATGAGCCAACTGCAAACAAGGTTTATTGGGTTGCGTTGGGCAATGCCATGCAAGTGGATGAAAAAGAAGCCCGTCGTCGTCGCTGCTCGAACTGCGAGTATTACGACAACAGCACCATGACGCAGGCCAAAATGGAGCGCATCCCACGCAACAATTGGGACACCAATGCCGGTTTCCGTGGCTACTGCAACAAATTCGACTTTATCTGCCACGACCTGCGCTCCTGTCAGGCTTGGGAAGAGCGCGAATTTGAGATGGATTGAACAAGCCATGCAAATGTGGGACAATCTGGCCGCTGAGTCACCAAAGCCGCCAGCAGCTTGCCCTAAATAGGAGTTGCACATGACTGGTATTGATTGGCTCAAAGAAAACCTGCAAAGGGTTTTCATGCTGCCTGCGCCAGTCGTGGA